CTTCACCTCCACCTATATATATTTATCCGATTTAAGTTTGGAAAGCAAACACACAACTTCACAATGCACAGTCTGACAAAACTGATCCACCGCCACACTCTTCACAACCTCATATCCTCTTGCCTGTATCATCTCCAGATCCCGTGCCAGACTGGTCACTTTACAGGAAATGTAGACAATCTTGTCCACTCCGTAATCCAGGATTTTGATTAGTGTTTTCTTTAGGTGTGAAAAGTTCGCCCACCTTTTTCTAAGGTTATCATAAAAGGAGGTGTTGTTCAATGTCAAAAGTAAAACATAAAATCCATTACAGTAAGTTGAAGCTCGCGCGGATCCGCGCCGGCATCTCGCAGCAGGAGCTCTCTGACCGCTCCGGAGTGCCAGTGAAATCCATCGGGAACCTGGAGCAGCTCCGCCGGGATATCAACCGCTGCCGAGTTGACATCGTGTTCCGGCTGGCCCAGGCGCTCGACTGCAGCATGGAAGATCTCCTGGACTTGGAAAAGGTCAGTTATAAAAAAGGATAAGAAACCACCAAAACCGGGTCCTCATTTTTGTGCACATTACGGTTATAAATAACTTGAATAGTACCCTTACTAGAGCTAACATACACACAATGAAAAGAAAAGGAGGATTCAACGTGAGAATTAAAAGTTATAAAGATTTTGGGTATCTCGTGAAATGGATGCATAAGGACTGGGGATTCCGGTTCTTCGTATTCGGAAACGACGGAAGGGTTTATATGAGCCAGGCGTTCTTCTATAATTACAACGCGGAAGCAAAGGCGAAGGAAACCATCGATCTGCTAATCGGCGGCGAACCTCTTCCTGCAGATGTACTTTCCGGATTCACAAACAACTGGAGGAGGATGCATGGATGTCATCTGAAAAGAGCGCATACATAAATCCATCGGGGCTCCTGCCCCGGCATTAAACCACCAATGGCCGGTCCGAAGTCCGGCAGGAAGAAGAGTGACGGGTACCGTGGAATATTAGATGACAAGTTTTCCTGGTTTTTAATGTGAAAACCTGAAGGTCCGGCCTTGCTGGACGTCCTCGTAAACTTTGCACCCGGCCAATGGTCAGAAAGGCGTAGCCTATGATTGTATAAATTCTATCCTGGGTTTTCAGCAGGTTCTCCGCACAGCTTAATTGAACCGCTCCACGGTACTTTTTTTTCAGAAAGGAAGGAATAAAAATGTTTAATAAAGAATTATTAAAAAAACACATGAAGGCTCACGGTGATCTGAATAAGGACCTGGCTGTCTATCTTGGCATGTCGGTTCCGAATTTCTCCACCATCTGGAATGGTCGGCAGCAGTTCAATGTAAAGCATATCCGAATGATTGCTGAGCGCTACCATCTAGATCCGCAGCAGGTGTGGTTCATATTTATTTTTCCGGAGGAATACGTCTCCGATCTAAATGCCTAAAAGCCAGGAGCTTAAATGCTCCCGGCTTTTTTTTCTTACAATAACTGATTTACTCTAGCTTGTACTGCGTTCGGATCGAATCCTGCTGCTCTTAAGCGGTTTACTCTGTCTTGTCCGTTTCCCCATTTTCCCTGAATAACTTCACGTGCTACGGTGTCTACGGATTTTCCTCCGCCGGCTAACCGGTTGACTTTGTTCTGGATGCTCTGAACGTTGTAGCCTGCTGCTGTCAGCTTGTTGATACGGTCCTGGCCATTTCCCCACTTGCCCGCGAGGACTTCCTTTGCGATCTCGTCTTCTGACTTCTTTGGAGCCGCTCCGCCTACGAGGCGGTTCACCTCTGCCTGGATAGTGTTTGGGTTGTAACCCGCTGCAGTCAATTTATTGATACGGTCCTGGCCGTTTCCCCACTTGCCTGCTACGACCTCTTTTGCTACCTCTGTGATTGGCTTAAGAGCCGGTTTGGATGGCTGTCCGCCGAGGATTCTATTCACCTCTGCCTGAACTGCATCTGGGTTGTAGCCCGCTGCTTTTAAGCGGTTTGCTCTGTCCTGGCCGTTTCCCCAGGATCCAGCGATTACTTCCTTCGCTACTTCTGTGATGGACTTTGAAGGAGTCGATGGCTGTACCGGTGTTCCTCCTGCTGCATATCTTGGACGGGCATATCCTCTGATATTTCCGTTTCCTACTGTGAGGACACGTCTTGCCACAGCCTCTCCTTTATTTCCTTCGATACAGGTGATCTGATTGCCTGACACGCTCTCAACAAATCCGATGTGATCAGAATATCCATTGTTTGGCTGGTATCCCTGATCCCAGTTATAAAGGATGATGTCTCCTGGAATCGGAGTGATGGTGCCGTCCTCGATCCAGATTCCCATGCTCTGAAAAATCTTCACGTGCTGCTCGCATCCGCATTCTCTTCCGATCAGGTCGCTGCATCCTGCCTTAATGCCCGCTGCAGACACGGTTGTGTCGCACCATTCATCTGTGTATTTCACTGCATATCCTCTTGGTAAAGGTTTCACGGAATTGTACAGATCGATGATCTGTCTAAATTTGCCATTTGCTTCGCTGTATCCCAGCCATCCTCTCATGACGTTCAGGACGTCTTGTGCTGTTCTTCCCATAGATACTTCCTCCTTATCGTATTGTGTCAAATTGTACTGGTGTACAAGTCTCATATTGTTTTCCACATATGTGGAGCTTGTTGCGTACCCATCTGCTTTGATGGTTTCGAGGTACCTCTGCGGATCCGTAATGTCACGAAGGTTCTGGTATCTTGCCAGCTGGATAAATTCAAAGTATCCCTTCACGCCTTCTTCCATGGATCCATAAACCCTGAAGTTGTCCTTGATGGTCGTGTGAACTCCAGGCTGGTACTCTTCCTGGGTTGTCATGTTTACGGATGGGCCTGTCCATTTGGTTCCGCATTTCAGACCGAAGTAATTGTGATACTTTGCTGATAGCTTGCTTTCTCCCCACCCTGATTCCAGGATTGCCTGGGCGATGATAGGGCTATGTACCTTGATGCCATACTGCGGAGCGTATTTCTGAACAAACGCCGCTATTTTCTTTATGAATTCTTGTTTCTCCATGTGTTATCCCTCTTTTCTTTTTGTAAAAGCGGACACGATATGTCCGCCATGGTTCGTGTTATTTTTTCTTGTAATGAGTGCGATTCCACATTTCGGATACCTTTTCCCAGCCTCCGGTTGCCACTAAATATACCAGGAATGCTGCGACTACTGCTCCGACGAAGTAGTACCAGACGAGCTGCACTTTTATGTAAATGCAAAGAATTACGACTGCCACAGGGCAGAGGATCAATGCGATCACGAGTGCGACTGCATTTGTCTGAATGTTTTTAAGACCAGGCATCTCCTTGATCACCTGGGTGATTGCGCTGACCAGAAAGGCCAGGACTCCGATTGCCACTAAGGCATAGGTTACATACTGTATTAAAATTTCAGCGTTCATGTGTGCTTCCTCCTTTTTTGAGTGGGAAACGGACACGTCATGTCCGCCTCCCGAAATACATTGCATGCTATAAGAAATCGTTTTCCTCGACGCACTTATCGTAAACGTCTTTGATATTCTTAATTGCGAGCACTGCTTTGTTGTTAGGGAATTTAGGATTCTCTCGACAGAAACTTTCATAGCTGTCGATGTCCTCCAGAATTTGGTCGAAGTGTTCCTTTGTATGTCTTGTTCCCTGTCTCACCTCATCATTGAATCGAAGTATCCGGTATCTCCATGTGTAGGCCATGCCTTCTCCATTTGCCTTTTCCAGCCCCTCCATTTTCCCGATGATGGTTTCGATCTGTTCAGTCAACTTGGCCTGAATGTCGATGCTTTGCTGTCTCCACTCAGGATAGTTCTTTGACTGATCTATGACTTCCTGGATCTGCTCGTTTTGCTTGTAATCATTGATTGCCTTCTGCCCGAAATACTTTGATATCTTCCGGTAGCATCCAACCAGGAAGATCAGGGCGGCTATGACCACCGCTGCTCTGCTTACTGTGACATCTCCGAACACGTCTATGAAGTTATCCATCTCAGCGTTCCTCTCTTATTGTGTATTCCAGCGGCAGCTCCGGCACGGTTCCTGTCCTGGAGGTATGTAGTAGCACTCGCATTCGCCGCACGTTCCATATCTGGTACAAGCCTTGCCGGTGCATTCCTTCAGATTCATTCTGCAGACCACGCCGCTGCGATGGCTGCATCTGAAGTGATTAGGCTGCCGGTTTCGTTCTGATGATTTCCTGTTTTTCATCTTCTGTGATCCATTCTCTTGTAACTGCAGTTGCCAGCGCTTCGTCTGTTAAACGGCCGGCGTGATAAAGTCTTTTTAATCTGCTATACAATTGCGTCACCTCCCAAACTTGCAACGATCAATTCGTCAACGACTGCATTCAAGTCATTGTTCTCTTTTCTGAGTGTAGCGACCTCTTTCTTCAATACTTCCATTTCTGTAGGCTGCTCCTGGGCGGATTCATCCTTTTTGGCCTGCTCGATCCAGAGGGATACGCTTGCTTTCACGTTGTCCTTAAGGCCACTATGGAACGTTGTTTTCGTCTCGTAGCGATCATAAGTGTAATACTGCTCTGCAGCAGCTCCTTCCTGGATGGATGGCTTCTCAAATGGTCCCTGCACGTTGTCGTAGAGTACGACTGTGCATTCCACGCCTTCTCTTTCTGGGAAGGCCTCAATTTCGAACTGTACAGATGGCTTGATTGTGCTTTCTGTTTTCATTGCTTATTACTCCTTTCAGTTTCTTGATGTTTACGAAGGGCTGCACATACTTCTCATAGAATTGCCTCGAATCTGAATTCTGAACATATCCCATGTAGCTGACCATTCCGCTGGCGTTGGTTATCGAGATATACGGCTTCTTGGACACGGTTCTCGCCTTCCGGGATATCCGGAGCATGATGGACTTTCGGATGGTCGTGTATCCATGATGGAATTTAAAACCTAAGAAGTCCAGTGGACGTATGCGTAGGTGGAACACCTGCCAGTTCTCCTTTACTCTCATTTTTACCTTTCCCAGCTCTTTTGCAATGGTCCGCAGAGCCTGGTGCAGTCTCTTCTTTGATGTATCGAACAAGACCATATCATCGACGTAGCGTGTGGAATGCCTTACTCCACATACTCTCCTGATGAGGTGGTCGATGTCCTGAAAGAAAAAGTTGCAGAACCATGGGGATGTGTAGAGCCCTACTGGAATCCCTACCGCATCTGCCTCCGGGAGAATTCGCTCTCCTGTGGCCATTGGCTGCTGGAAGCTACAAATCAGGATATCTGCAAGTCTTAAAAACCTACGATCCTTGATTCTCTTCCGGAGCTTCTGTCTCAATACCTCATGGCTCATGGACGGATAGCATTTCTTTACATCGAGCTTCAGGACCTTGCTTGTGCCTGCTGGATCGTTCTTGATCCATTTTTCGATGGCCTTCTTTGCTCCGTCGGTTCCTTTTCCTGGCACGCATCCGCAACTGTACTCGTATGCACTATGCATAACGACTTCTTTGAAAACCTGAACGAATGCATGATGTATGCACTGGTCAGGATAGAATCTCGGAACTGCTATGATTCTTTTCTTTCGCTTGATTCCATCGTTGATCCCTCTGATTGTGTATGGTTTCGGCACGAAGGTTTCATCTAGCAGCATTCTCTGAATCTTTAAGGCGTGGCCATCAATGTCTGCCAGGACTCTTTTCACGGATGACCGGTTCGTTTTTCTTTTGGATGCGTTCTTGATTGCTGTCTTGATATTTTCTAAATCAGTGACCTTCTCGAAAAGGTGACCGATTCTTTTTGTATAAACAATTGGTTCCATGGTATTCCTTATCTCTTTGTTAGCCTCACCGACTTTCGATCGTGCTACTTGCCGGTGCCATTTACGGCCAATTTTCACCGAGCGGTGTGGCGCCTGGGGTTCCCAGGCTGGGCCTTGCGGCCACGAGTAAGGGTACGGCATTTTTATATTCAATATTTGGAAAAATGCCAATAGTGAGATAAATTAACAAAGTGGGCGACCGAGGTAGTTCCAGTTCGAATTCCCAACACCGTTGTTGCAGTTACGGTAGAACGGGCCAGCATTAGTGCCGTTGTTAACGTTACCGCCAGAGATGACCACCGGTCGCACGTATCCTTACCCCCATTTATTGTTATCGGGTTACTTATCATATTTCAGAGGGCGCTTCCCGGCATGATGTTGTTCGGTTCCTTTGCCGGGAAGGTATGCGGGGGAGAGATCCCCCGGTCCCCCTTGAAATGGTTATTTTCTTGCTTGAGGGCGACCGAGGTAGGGCCAGTACGAAGTCCCAACACCGTAGTCGCAGGAACGGTAGAACGGGCCAGCACCAGAGCCGTTGTGAACGTAACCGCCAGAGATGACCACTTCTCCGCCTTCGGATTGTGTATAGTAGTCAGGGAAGTATGTATTGCTGCTTCCTGTCGCATCTGTACAAATTTCAATCTCCGGCCACTCAGGATCATATCCGAATTCCTTCACATATCCATTTGTATGTGCGGCTTCATATCCTACCTTAAAGTATTCCTGATCGTGTTTCTTGTCAGCATAGGCTGCTCTTGTGTTGCAGTAGTAGTGCTGCCAGTTTTTAATATTATCGCCATCTCTGAACTGCCAGCCGTTTCCGTACCAGTCTTCAATCCACAAGAATCTTACCGCTGAGAGTCTGTCTTCAGAAGCACGGCCATTCGGTGATGCCATCTGAATTGTGGATCCTGTCTTCTGGCAGCAGGCGAAGAGAACATGGTTTGTTGTGATTGCTGCCTGCTCTCCGTCGAAGTAGACGTCTGTTGCTTCAGGAAGCTCTACGGATGCCTGTACCTTTGTTACGAGGCGGTCAATCACGAGGCTTGTTCCCCATGGGTTGTTCAATGCAATTCCAATAGCCATTCCTGGCTTGAATCTGTCGCCGTACGCTTTTTTGACAGTGATATAATTCCCTGTTCTTTCCTTCATGGCTTTTCCATCTGCCTCACTTACTGGCAACTCTGTCAGTCCGGCTCCAAGGATACTCTGAGCGTTCGTTCCTGCAAACATTACGATGAAGAATGTATCCAGGAGGTGCATTGCCCATACGTCGTCCAAGTACCAGTTTGCACCCTTTTTCTTGGCCAGCTGTCTGAACTGATCTCTTGTCTTGTTATGAACTGGGAATGCGTTCGCTTTACTTTCCAGCTCCAATTCATCTGAAGAAGCTGAACCGTTGAAGATTGGGATATAAATCTTCTCGCTGATCTTTCTGTTTGTTCCGTCCGTGAAGGCGTGATCCAGGTGCAAGTGGTCGATTGGTGCGGAGCTTACTGCTCTGTACTCCCATTTCACACCGTTGCTGTCTGTTTCAAACCAACGGCCTGTGTAGCACATTGGAACCTCCAGCATAACGTCTCCGTTAGATCCGTCCCACTGGAACGCTGGATCTCCCAGGTATGCGTTTACTGTTACGTCTTTCGCAAGGTTACACGGTCTCATGGAGTTGAATGGGTACTCTGCCATCATGTCGTTCTGAACGTTTCCGTTTCCAACTGCTGCCAAGCATGTCATGCCCACGGAATCTCCGAAGCGCTCCCATGTAGTAGATGAAGAGCTGCACTTGCGTCTTGCTCCGAGCAGTTTCGCTTTGCTCTGTTCGATGCGTGTCACTCTTGCTGCTAACTCCTCCAGGTCTGCCTGAAGAGCGAGAGCTCCTGCACTGTTGATGGTTACGTTCGCCGCATTTGCTACCTCCAGGTAATAACTCATGTTGATCACAGAAGGGATCACGTTGTTATAGGCTGGCATGTAGTCGCTTGTAGATGCTGTTGCTACGGAATAGAGGATTTCTCCCACATCCGGATCTTTTGCAAAAATACCAAACTCACGGATTTCATATCCGGCATTCAGTGTGAAGTCTGAGCCTTTGTTCGTGATTGCAACTTTAATCACGACCGTGTTCTCATTTGTGATTTCTTTTCCTGAAATAGGGAATGTCTGCTTCACCTCTTTCAGGGCTGTCAGTGTTTCCAGGTTTCCGGAGTGTGTTCCGGATCCTGTCTGAGCTTTTGTAATTTCGATTGTGGCTTTCCCTGCCTGGGCTTTTGCCAGGAGGGCTTTACCTTTGTTTGTCAGTTTGCTTGGATTCCAAATAAGCATTATTTCTTTTCCTCCTTAATGAATGAAGTTGTGTTGTAAACATTGCCGATCTGGGCGATGGTGGCTGCACTATGTGCTGCTGCAGCATCTCTCATCTCATTTGTTACACAAGACGTATTGTCTGTGACGGATCCATACGCTACCAGTGTGTTCTCAGACTCGATTCCTGCGTCCTGCTGGATGTGGTTGTGAATCTGGTATTCTCTTGTGGTACTTACAAGTGAAGCTGCGTAGAGGTTCTGTCCACTTTCCTTGTCTTCTCTTACGATGTTCAGGACAGTGCATTCCTGGACGCATACCTGGTGGATAGCCATGTGTGCATCTGAGTGCACGTCTCGAATGATTACGACACCTCGGATATGTGAGCGGACGTTCTTCGCCATCTCGATCATGGATTCCAGCTTCTCCAGGATGTCTGGTGTAAGCCTTGCCGATGTGATGATGTCGAAGGTTCCCGGTGTATACGGTGGATCCGTGTAGTTGAACCATTCCACTACCTTTCCTTCTCCGAAGATTACGGCCACCATATCCGCTACCGTTGCCGGCGTTCCTGCGTAGGTGTACCATTTCAGGGTGTTCTTTACAATCTCCCTTTTCTGCTTCAGCGGGAGGTTCTGTTCGTAGTACATGGCTCTCATTTCTACTGCGAAGTAGTCCAGGATATCTTCTGGAAGATTATCCACGTCGCTGTAGCACATGGCCTGATCTGCGTATGCCTTGACTCTTTGGAGGGCTCGCTGCATGGCATAACTTAGAGCCTGGATCTGTGGCGATTCCTTGTCTGGCCAGATATCAACGAGACCGCCTTCGGTGAATTTAATCATCTTCTAAGCCTCCGTAGGTCACTACTTTATTGGAAAGTTTAGCCACATTTGCTTTCCCGATAACCTGGAATACTGGAAGCGTAACCTCTGCCCTCTTTGCCCCTGCAGCCACAATCATCTGAATGAGCTGTGATGGGTTGATGTCTCGACCGATCTTGCTTCTCTGCCATATCACGTAGTCGTTTACTGCCTTTTCTACAGCTGCTTTGATCGTGTCTACCTTCTTCAGGTCGCTCTTATTTACGAAATACTTCACGTTGATTTTATAATCGACGGTGTCTGGAGCTTTTACTGTAACCTTGTCTGTGAGCGGTCTGATCTGCTCATTAGCGAGGTAGGTCTGCAGTCCCCTTACCATACTTTCTGCTGGGAGTTCTCCATCTTTCATGATGAATTCGATTGTTACATCAACAGGGTTGTCGCTGAATATCAGCACGTCTGTGATATTTGCGTTATAGGTTCTCGCCCAGTATCGGTATGAATCCTCCGGTCCTGCCACGGAATACTTAGAAGGGGCGATATAGATTCTATCTTTTAGCGTATCGTCGTCCTCAATGTTTGTTCCTCCTGTCGTAGGTTCTGTATTGGATACCTTTGCCACATAAGGGACCGGATCAACAAGGACATTGATTTCTCCTACTCCGAGGTCGTTTCCCTGGGTTCCTGAGTTCATACAGGTGCAGGGAACGTCGACTTGCGTCTGTCCTGCCTGAATAGCTGCATAGACCTCTGTCTGGAAGTAAACGTCACCGTTAGTGACTCTTGTGCCTACCGGAATCTCTACGATGTCAGGACGGATTCCTGAAAGGGTGAAGCGTACCATGGCTCTCGCTGGTTTCGCTTGTTCTCTTGTGATTCCCTTCATGGCTGCCAGGTTGTCCAGAAACGGGCCGTAGCTGTATTTCAGAAGGTCCTGCTTTCCTGTCTTGTCCACATAGAGCATGGACTGGAATACTTGAACCCCTAGCGCATACAGAATTAGTGAGATCGGATCCGCTCTATCGAGAACGATTTCTTTGCCTGTGATCTCAGCATACCGGTTCTGATAGTCTCTGATCATCTCTGCCTGTACCTGCTCCAGCTGCTTGTCGTCAATGAAGCTGACGTCTGGAAGGTTTAGAATTTCATCTATCATGTTTTATACCCTCCTTTCTATGTGTATTCTGGTTTTTACGACGCCCTTGTCGTCTGAGCTTCTCTCCACATCGGCCACCGATATTGCCGGGATGTACTTATCCACTTTCTCTGATAGGTCCAATGTCAGAAGGTTTACGGACTGGGTGGTTCCTAAGTCTAGGATTCCTGCTTCTAGCCCGAAGCCTCGACTCCCTGGCAGCGTTCCCTCTGCAGTTAGGATGAGTGCTTTTAGCTGGGCGTCATAGCGTTCCACGTCCGGAAGTCCTGCGATTGATCTGATTTCGATATTATCTATCTCTTTCATGGCTTTTCCTCCTTACGTGTATTCTGAAAATGTGATATTGATTGTTGCTTTTACGAGCTCCCCTCGGTTCCAGATACAATCCCATTCTTCGCTCATGCTCGATATGTAGACCTTGCTGTTCCCGATTCTTCTGCCGCCGATTACTAGATAATCAACTAGTCCAGATTTAGCTGCTGCTTCCAGTCTCTCTATCATCTGTCTTGGCCGGATTCCATGCTCTGCAGATAGGATTATGGTGACCGTAGTTTCATCGGTATCCGCTCCCTGGAATTCAGAACGTGGAGAGCTGCCTATAATGTTGTGTTTCTTCCATCTCCCGGATACGGTCCTCTTCATATCCGTAAGTGGCAGCATGCGGTTTGCGCTGACCTCGAATGTGATCATGCTACCAAAGTTTCCGATCTGAGCCATTCACTTACCGCCTTATACTCTTGATTCCAGGGCTTCCACTCTTTTCGCAAGGGCTCCATAGTTCTTCTCCAGCGTACTAACTCTTTCGAATAACTTCAGAACCTGCGCTGCTGTGTAGGATCCTGAATTGCATACATGTCTGATAGCCGGTCCTCGAAGTTCTACGGTTCCATCTTTGTACTGGATGTAGGCTGTGCCTTGGCTCTTTGAGAATTCCTTCCTGAAGACGTTTTTCCCATTGACCGCAGGTTTATTCGCCTCGTTCCAAAATGGGCCGAGAATGAGGCCGCTAGCGGCTCCATTTGAGAGGTGGAGGACGAGGACTTCCTCACCGATTTCCGGCATCTTGTATTCTTCGTTTAAATTTACAATCGGGAAGAGTGCGGTGACTGAATTGTCCATGTCCGGGTAGGTTACTTCTGCCATCCCGGTTTCATAGTCAATTTTTGAAATCTTACCGATTCGGATTAGCTTCTCTGCCATCTCTTCTCCTTTCCAACTAATCAAATGTACCCTCATCTACCCATCCATACACATGTGTCTTGCTCCAGTTCGTTGTGACCAGGTGCCATGGATGAGCTTTTCCGGATCCGTTTGCGATTGTGATCTTTGCAGGTCCGCCTCTGACTCTGTATCCTCTTGCTCCTGGATAGGATGAGACGTAATGTGTACCGCCATGGAAGTTTACGATATCTCCTACCTTGTAGTTCTTCTTTTTCTGCGCTGGCTTCGTTGGTGTTGGTGCTGGTGGGGCTGGAACGTGTACCAGTCTTGTCTGACACTTGTGCATCTCGATATCCTGCGTGGTGCCGCTGTCTGAAACTGTAGTGGTGACTTTGTCCACGTAGTATTTTCCATTTGCTTTTCCGAGACCTTCCAACGTGACGGTCACTCCTGATACCACTTTAGGATTTGCCCAGATGGTGCCGCTGATTGTGGTCGCCTTTTCATTTGATTCGTTTACTTTTGCAGCGGCCTTGTACTTTGCTTCATTGATGTCTTCTGACTGCTCATTGATTCTTAGCACTCGGCTGCCTTTTGCATTTTCTTTGATCAGTCCTATGAAGGTACTGATCTCTTTGTTATTATTTCCATTCTTGTATGAGGTCCTGGCTCCTGTGTAGGTTCCGACCAGCGTGTCTTTAAAATCCCAGTCGTCGTCCACGAAGTCCGCTCTGGTAATTTTTGTTACCGGGTTCTTCTTCTCATATTTTCCCTTGTCGAATATGATGATCTTCGACCGGTACACTTTCATTGCCAGGCCGTAACTACTGGCCACGTCATACAGGAATGCTGAGTCAGTCTTTTCGGACTGTTCTATTTTTGCGATCTTGATATTTGATGCGTCGTATGCAAAACCGAGACCGTATTTCTTTGCAATCTCAGCACCGATCTGCTTGATCGTGACACTTTTCCAGGTCTTTGTTCTCGCTGTTTCCTTAAAGGATTCGCTTGCTGGAATCGCCAAGGCTCCGAAGGATGCCTCCAGAGGTCCTCCTGTGAATCCGATCGTGTCCATCACGAAGTCTCCACAGTTGTTCGAGAAATGCTTTCCTGGTGCTGTCCAGTCCCTAAACTGGATAGACGCCTCTACCTTATCGCCTTTATTCGGATACCATCCGTTCAGCCACTTCATGTCTACGTTCTGAAGGTTTAGCGTTAGTGAATCACTGGATCCGCAGGCTACATCTGTATATTCGATGCTTTTTAGGTACGGCCCCAGGGAAGTGTTCACGTTCTTTCCGTTAAACTTCACGGATGGCAGGGCACGTCTTGCGTTCGCCATTACTCATCACCTTCCACGTAGTCATAGATTAAGCTGCTATTGTCATTGTTACTTCTCCAGAATGGCGCGTCTTCGTCGCTGTCTTCTGGAATGTCGGGCACGTTTATCACGGTACCCGACGAGAAGACCAGAACCTCCAGCAGCGGCCAGTTGGCTTCAATGAGATTTTTCATATATTTTTCTGAACCATAGAGCTTATATGCGATCAGGTCCCATGTGTCTCCCTGGATCGTGGTATATGTCTTGCTCATTCTCTACCTCCTTATGCAAACGATAGTCTGCCTTTGTTCCTGATATATTCTTTCATCATCCGCTCGAATTCCTTCTGGCTCATGCGGTTCGCATCCACGATATCTTTCTTGTCTGGAGCTTCTCCTTCAAAGTGATACGTTGGACTGAACACGAATGTTGTACCGTCCTGTTTGTCAGGATTGTCCTTCTTGCTAGGGCTTCCGTTATTGCTCTGGATAGTTTCTCCGAGGACAGACGTTCTCGATTTGAATTGAGGAACTTCCACGTTTCGGATATGGCTGCCTTCCGGATCGGCTGATACGCTTTTCTGAATGTGCGCCTGCTCATCTGCCAGGTTTCTATTCAATCCGGCCTGTGCGGCATTTCCGAGGGCTGCTCCGGCGCCCTTAATAGCTCCGAGCGTGTTCTTCATACCGACTACAAGACCTTGGCCGGTGAATTGACCGGATTCGGTAGTTACTCTCGACGGAGAGTGAATTCTGAGGGCGCTGTTGATGGCGTTGGATGCTGATCTTGCGATGCTACTTGCTGTGGCCATTACTGAGCCTCTCATTGCGTTCATACCATTGATCAGGCCGCTCATCATGTTAGTGCCTGCACTGTATAGGCTTACAGATGCTATTGCTGAATGGATTCCTGTTGCAGTGCTTCTAGCGCTAGATACTGCCTGGGTTCCTCCGGTTCTTACTGCAGTCACAAACATTATCATGCTTGTTCTTCCGGTGTTTACGAATTGATTCATGCCAGTCTTTGTGACTGAAAGGATCAATGTCATTCCACTTCGTACTGCGTTGGAGGACTGCTGCATCCCTGCTGTCGTTGCTGCTGTGGACTGCGCCATTCCAGCTACGATTGCAGCTCTCATCTGGGCCATTCCGGCCGTTGTAGCCGCTGTGGACTGCGCCATGCTGGTTCTGACTGCTACGACTACCATATTCATGGCTGCGTTGGCAGCAGGCCCCATCTGACTGAGAGCTCCCACTGATGTTACGAGCCCTGCTGACAGAACTGTGACGGATCCAGCTGCTACCGTGATGCCTCCTGCGAATGCGATCATAGCTCCTGAAGCCATCATCAGTGGTCCAGCTACTGCTGTGATTGCCACCGTGAATGGTAGAACTGCTGCAGACATTGTTGTGAATGCCGCCGCTGTCGTTCCGGCTACTGCTGTGATTCCCGCCGCCCCGGCCTTAAAGGCCACCAATGCTGCATTTAGCATCGTAAGTCCTGCGGCCGTCATTGTGATTCCAGTTGCCAGTAGCATGATCGCTGCCGCCGCTGCCGCTGCTCCGACACCTACTGCTGTAAGTCCGGCTGCCGCCGCTACTGCTGCCGCTGCAAGCGGTACGAGGGCTGCGGCAAGTGGTGCAGCTCCTGCGGCTATGATTGCCATCTTGGCTGCAGTACCTGTTGCTCCCTTTGCCATAGACTTCAGGGCAGTTCCAGCTCCCTTTGCTCCTGCGGATATTACCTCGATGGCTGCGGCCGTTGCGACCGTTGCTGCTGAAAGAGGTATCATTCCCGCTGATGCGGCCAGGGCTCCTGCTGCGAATAACAGAAGGGCTGCGCCTCCTGCTGTAGCTGATGCCGCCATTGCCACGGATGCCGCTGTGAATGGAAGCATTGCCGCTGTGAGGGCTAAGATCGGCGCTGTGGCTCCGGTTGCTGCCGCCCCGAACATTGTAACCATCATGCTAAGCATCATGAAGGCTGCCATGCCTGCTGTCGCTCCGGCGGATATTGCGATCACTGCGGCCGCCAGGATTGCTGCTCCGGCTCCTGCAGCTATCAATCCGGCTGATGTGGCCAGAGCTGCCGCTGCCAGGGCGGTCATTGCTGCCGCTGCAACTGCGGTTCCGGCTGCGCTTGCTGCAGCTAAGGCTCCGAAGGCTGTGAGTCCAGCTCCTAACTGTAAGAGTGCCGCTGCTCCGGCTGATCCTGAAGCTGCAAGCATAGGCAATGCTGCAGATATTAGCTGAAGGGATACGGCTCCTATCATGGCTGCTCCTGCGATTACTGCCAGGGCTGCGCCCATGGCTGCCAACGCTGCAGCTCCTGCCATGAGAAGTGGTGCAAGTGCGCCCGCCGCTGCTCCAAGAGCCACGACTCCGACTGCCATTGCTGCCATTGCGATTCCGGCTGATGGTCCGGCTGCGGCCAGCTGTGTAGCTGCCTGAACCATGATCAGACATCCTGTTGCTGCCATGATTAGTGCCGCTCCAAAGGCTACCAGTCCTACGGCTCCGGCTGTAAGACCTGGTCCAAGGGCTCCGGCGATTGCTAAGAGTCCGGCCATTCCTGCGGTCATGAGAGCCATCGCTCCCACCGCCAGCGGTCCAGCTGCAGCCAGCTGTGTAGCTGCGAATGCCATCAAGCTCATTCCAGCACTAGCCATTAAGACTGCGCCACCGAAGGCCAGGAGGCCTGCTGCACTTCCTGCGAGGGCTGGTCCGAATACTCCGGCGATTGCTAAGAGCCCGGCCATGCCGCCTTCCATGAGTGCGAGACCGGCTAGTGCCATTGGTCCCGCAGATGCCATTTGACTTGCTGCGAATGCCATCATAGACATTCCTGCGCTTGCCATGAGGATTGCTCCACCGAAGGCTAGGAGGCCTGTCGTTCCGGACTGTAGTTTTGGTGCGAGCTGTGCAGCGATTGCCATCATTCCCACAATACCGGCTCCCATGAGTATGAGTGCCGCCTGGACTTCCGGTCCTGCCTGGACGATCTCTTTTGCTGCCTGAACCAATACCCACACGCCAGCTGCGGCTGCTGCGAATCCTACGCCGAATCCGAGGGCGTTCTTTGCTGCTGCAGACATAACGGATGCACTCTGTCCTACTGGATCTACTGTTTTCTTTACGCCTTTTCCAAGGGCACCGGCTGCTCTTCCGAGCTTTCCGAATATGCCAACTACAGAACCTGCGATTTTGAAAATCTTACCAAGAACAAGGAGTACCGGTCCTATCACTGCTGCGATTGCGATCCATTTTACAATGTTCTTCTGCATGGCTGGATCCATGTTGTTGAATGCATCAATTGCTTTCGTGATATCGTCGGTGATTGGTTTCAGATATTCACTTGCGATGGATCCTAGATTGTATTTGAATACGTCGAAGGAAGAGGCCAGTTTTTCCAGCGATCCACCCATTCCGGATAGAAGTGCGTCTGCCATCTTCTGAGACGTTCCGGTACATTCTTCCAGGGCTGATGCATATTTCTGCACCTGCTCTGGTGCTGCATCGATCAGTGTGAGCCACTTGGCCATCTGGTTCTTTCCGAAAATCGCTGACGCTGCCGCCAACTTCTGCTCACTGTTAAGTCCTGCGAAGGAATCATGCAGCTGCTTCTGAACGTCTACCATGGATTTCATGGTTCCGTCCGTATTGAAGATTTCCAGCCCCAGCTTTTCCATCCACACCGCTCCGTCCTTGGCCGGTGCTGCCATTCTGGCTAGTCCGGTCTTTAAGGCTGTAGCTCCTTCGGCTCCGGATATACCGGCATCTCCGAATATGTCAGTGATTGCGGCCAGGTCTGTCATTTCCCATCCGACTGACTTGCAGATCGGACCGGCTATAGCCATGGACTCGAATAAATCAGTGACGGTGGTATTTGCTTGCGCCTGGGCTTTTGATAGAATATCGGCTGCCGTGGATGCGTATGTCGAATCCTTACCGAACATTTTCAGGGCATTTCCAAGTCCTCCGGTTACTTCCGAGAGGTCTGTGGCTGTTCCTGCGGCCAGGTTCAGCGCTGGTGTTAGCATGTCTGCCGCTTCTGCTGCATTGAAACCTTGCCGTGCAAAGTTCAGCGTGGCGTCAGCTGCATCCTGCATTCCGAATACGGAGCTTGCTGCCGCCTGCTTAACTGCATCTTCCAGCTTTGCTGCTTCCTCTGCTGATGATCCCATGGTTGCCTGCACTAATTTTAGCGCTTTATCAACGCTACCGAATTCCTGAACAGATTTTGCTCCAAGAGCTACGAGAGGCATTGTCACTCCTGCTGTCAGCATCTTGCCTGTTTTCGTGAATGAGTCCCCCATGGTATTTAGGGTTTTTTGCGCTTCTCGTATGGATGACGAAAATGATTTTTCTAATTGTCCGGCGATTTTGATTGCTATCTTATAGTCGCTCATTTTGTCTTCTTACTAACCTCCTTCAGGTCCTCGCACAGGTCCAATAATTCAAAAAGTGACAGGCCGAGAAAAAAATCCAGGCCTGTCTGTAAATTCATGGACAAGACTAGGCATACTTTACGAAGGTCGGACAAGTCGTGTGGATTTATTCCTCTCCGAAGAAAAAAGATGTCACTGCATTCTTGATCTTCATTGCGTCACGAGGCACCAATCCCCTGAAGAACTCAACCGGTCGTCCGGTTGCACTTGCTGCGACGATCAATGCGTATTCCAGGTTTGTCTCTGGCATCACTGTGACTGTTCCAGCTGCCTGAAGGACTTTGTTTGCCTTGATCATGTCGTTGGCTGTCAGATTCTCAAGACCGGACATATCGATCTCTGAGATTGTCTCTCCTTCGAACTGGTAGGTTTTAGTAAGTTTCACGATACTTTCGTTCTCTACTTCCACCTTTGCTGCGCTGTCAATGTTTACGATTTCGGCTTTATTCTTTTCGCTCATCACGTTTCCTCCTTATTAGCACTGGCTTCTTACTTTTGCGAGCATGTCTTTTCCGTTTACTGCGAATACGGAATTCAACTTGTCGAGCTCCAGTGTTGTCTTGTTGTTGATCATAACTTTCAAATAGAGAATCTCTAATTCGATCTCTGGTTCGCCCTTCTTGCCTTTTACGAATTTTCCAAGGCTTGAAGTTGTGGCTTTTCCTCTGACTACGATTTTAACTGGCACGTAGTCTGTTCCGCCTGTTGCTGAGTTCATAACCTGCATAGAACCTCTAAGTGTTAACTGTGGAGGGTTTGTTGTATCCATCAAATTAAAGATATCCTCATACAGGTTGCTGAATGGAATCTTGATTTTCGCAGAAGCGAACTGTCCAGTTACGGGATCCTCTACTTCTCCGAGGATTCCTGCGGCTTCCACTGTATCTGTGATTGCCTCAAGCTCTGGGAGTTCAACCTCTCCGGAGATTCCGATCATTTTTCTTGCTTTGTCATCATAAATGTTATAATTATTGATTACCTCTGGAATGATCATTATTCTCCACCTCCTAATACGCTAGCCAACAAGTCTGTATCGTAGCTTAATGTGTTGTTGATCTCCTGGGCTGGTGTGTATGGTGCGATCTTCTGTCTGAAGGTCATCTTTCCGGCCAGGATATCTGTTGTTGGGTTGTCCGCTTTTCTATACTCGATAGAAGCTCCGGCCCATTTATCCGGTGCGTACGCTGCACAACGGATATTTTCTGAATCCACGATGGATTCGATAAGAACCTGGTTCATTGGATCATCTACTTTGTTGAAGTATGTCTGGATGAATGTGTTTCCATGCCAGTTAAACATACGACGTACTGGGATCCAGATATCTTTCGCATCATTGCTTCCTGGATATGCTCCAGTGTAGTTACCCCAGCATCTCCATCCGTTCACGTTTGTGGCTGTAACCACTCCGCATGTATTAACTGTGGATGCCTGATCCTGGTCGATGCATACCTCTGTTCCGTCAGCGAGGCACTGCCCTGTTACTCCGAGCATCTTGTTGGATGGAGAGAGGTTCGGAACGTCTCCATTCGCTGAATCCTGGTAAGCCATCATAGCGGCTACCACGGCAGATTTAGCGATGACCATTTCTCCTACCTTGTCGCATGGCCACAAAACTGTACAGAACGCAGAAGTGTATCCGCTGTCTTCTTTCACCTTTTTGCAGTCAGTGTATTTCTTTGCTTTTGTTGTATCCAAATCAAGGAGAGCCATTGCTTTGAATACACCATTGATGTTTGCCGCTTTTGCAGCGAGGGCAATTCCGACCTCTGGTGTCTGTGACCAGCCTGGTGCAAGAATGAGGCCTGGAACGATGCCGAGGCTAGGATATACGGCTCTGATCAGCTGTGCTCCTGTCTCTGTTCCTGTGGATGGATCCACGGCTCCAACGATATCTGTAGCCTTCACCATAGAAGGATCCAGGATATTTCCTGTTACTTCCAGGCTTGTAAGGTCGTTTCCTTTTTTTCCTGCAATCAATGTGATCACGAGGTTTCCTTCTGTGTCGAATGAAAGAGTATAGTCTGTTCCATTCTCAAGAGAGGGTGAAGCGGATGGTCCTGTGACTGTAAGTCCTTCTTTCAGGATTCCGGCTTTTTTAACTACTGCCTGCATCTGGTTTACCTGAACTGTCTGTTTCTCCAGGTTCTTCTTGTGTTTCGCTGGATCAAGAACGTTGATGTAAACTACCGGTGAAATCTGATAGATATTTCCGGTCACATACATTGACTGGCAAAGTGTGTAGTTTTTGAAATCTGTACAATAACCAAGTGCGGCCATTGCTTCCTGTGCTGAATTTGCGAGGATTGGTTTGTTAACCACTTCTGCTGGATTGGCAGCCATGTTTACTGGTGCTGTTCCGATTACTACCTGGACTGCGCAGTTTCCAGAGATCGGAGCGGCGAGGGCTGTGCCTTCTTCATGAATAAAAATTCCATGCTTGCTCATTTAGATTGTTCCTCCTTCTTTTTTCGCTTCTTTATATTCCAAGGCTTTTTTATACGCCTCGAAAACATACCCGCTCTTCATTCGGATCATTCTCTCCGCCATAGCGCACTGTGCTATTGGAAGGAAGAGGTTTCCGAATTCAGGGCACTCCTTCTGTGCTTCTTCGAGCGCATCCGGTTTCTTGGTATAGACTGTGTTCTGAATAGCTACGCCATGAATTGTAGGGCCGACGTACATCATCGGTGCCTTTGGCGCCTCTTTTCTTTTTGGTTCCGCAGCAGGAGCTTTCGCTTCCTTCTGCGGTCTTTTTACCTCACTCATGAGAATTCGTCTCTCCTTTCGATTTTTGGTAAATTGAAACTCATTTCTATTGCTCCGAAGTAATACGGGTAGGTATCCTCATCCTGGATGTCTGAACTGATCAGTGGTTCCGCTCTGTACTTGTGATCCAGAAGCGGTTCCTTCAAGAATCTGTTTGTGATCCTTTCGATCATGGTCAGGATATGCATGTACCCGCCTCCCATGATGTCGTCGTCATATACCCCAAGCAGGATATAGACTTTCTGCAGCCATGGCTTTCCCTCGTCTGTTGATGATTCGGAAAGTCTGACGACTGCATATGGGAAGAATTTCGACTCATCGTCCTCATCCTCGGTCACGATCGGCAACCTGTTTTTATAAACTGTTACCGGTGCATCCTGGCCGGTGATGGTCTTCGTATAGACGTCCCTGAGAGAGTGTTTGATATCCTCTGCCAAGGCATCCAAGAATTCTTTTTTTGTCATGTCTTTTTACCCCGCTGATGATAATAAAAACTTGATCTGGGCTTCGATGTTCTTCTGAAGGTCTGACTCGATCTGAGGCTTTATCTGGCCATATACCTTCTCGTTACCGATCATGATCGGCACTGAGTTAGAACTCAGCTTCTTAATTGGAAATCTGGATTTCCCACGTCTTTGGTATATCTGGCCATTCAGCTTTCCTCTGCCTTTGAAGGCTTTAATTCCCCCAAGGTCCAGGACTTTCAGACCGTTCCCTTTTACGATATTGGCTTTCGCTCCGCTCTTTGGTGCTGTGGTCTTGAATGATGTGATGCTGAGCGGCTTGCCATGTGCCAGAACCTCGGCTTCCAGTCGGCTGTAGGTCGCACGCTTTATGTTCATATTGCTTTTGAACTTTCCGCTTTTAACCGTATATACCGACCGTGCTTTCTCGGCCAGGGATGTCTTCGATTTAGAGGCGGTCTTATTGATCGCCCTGCAGATCACCTTCGGAGCATCCTTTCCTATCTTTCCGAGAGCGGTTTGCACTCTTCGGAGGTCTTCTTTATTGACCTCTACCACTATCATGCCTTGTTCGCCTCCAGTGTAATTGAATACACGCCACCTTCGTCGATGGCATATACTACCCGATATACTTTTGCATCGAGCGTGATTGCGCTTCCTTGCTTCGGCAGTCCGGTTCTTCCAGGGGCTTTCTTGTAGTCCTCTGCGGATACATAGATCAGCTTCTGGTTCACGTAGATTCCATCCATGTTCTGGTTAAATCTCTTTTCTCTCTCGATCTGCTCATTTCCATCGATCTGAACAGGCACCTGCACGCCATTGAGGGTATGCATGTCGGAGAACTCGTCCGGATTCATGAAGACTACGCTCACGTCCTTTTTGATCAGATCTTTGAATGTCATTATTTCCTCCTGCCTGTTTTAGGAATCTTGCCGATCAGCTCTTCTGGATCCCCTGTCATGGATTCTCCTGGCATTCCAGGTTCCGCAGTCATTGGCTGCACCTTTGCACCCGTGATGATTGTCTCAGGAGCTGGAGGCTCTGGTTCGGATGGTTTTACTACCTTCTTCTTTTGCTTCTCAGCATGCCACTCTGCTGATTCTGCATCCAGCCATGCCTGGAGCATGACTGGATCTGAAGTCGGCAGTTCGTCTCCTATTCCGTATACCTTATCCATGTACAGGATCTGCGTATTTGCGATTAGCTTACGCATTGATCTTTACTGTTACCGTGGCATCATCTGCATCTGCAGCTTCTACGGCGAATCCTGCGAGTGTATTAGAGGATTCTGTAGTTGTGATGTTGTTCGCTGAATTATCCCAGTAAACGAGGTCTCCGGCTGTTACAGCCTGTGACGCTGCTTTTGGGAATTTATAAACGCCAGTAATGTGAAGTGTTCCGACTTCCTTTGCCTGGATGTCTGTTCCTGCGATGCCGATTCTCTTTCCGAGAAGTACCACTGTATTTGCTTCGATTTTGGCGTTTGTATTGTTGAAGAAATCAATTGTTTCTCCACGCTGCCAGTAATTTGCTTTTGCTGCTGCCATGTCTTACGCCTCCTTATGCTAATTTGATCTTAGTGTCTACTGCTACCCCTGGGTTCTTAACGATTCCACGGTAGTCCATTACTGAAATACCCCAGTCGAGATAGATATCCCATACGAATCCTAACTGTCCAGCCTGTTCCATACGGCGGATGTTTGGTATTTCCTGTCCGTTCAAGTAGTCTACTTCGATGCCTTCTGCATCTGCAGTATCTCCGAACATGAACCATGGCATTACTTTTCCGAGGCCACCACATTTTACGTTGATTGTAGGATCTGCTACGACTTCGATGCTATTGCGGTACTGGAACAATGGGTTTACTGCCTGAGTATTTCCAGCTGTATTGATTGTTGGACTGTTGAACAATGTGAAGATTTCGAACTCCATACCAGAAGCGCACACGATTGTGGCTGGTCTGATGATGATGGACTGTCCGAACTGATCCTTCTGGTTTCCAAGAGCCATGATCATTGTCTGAACCGCCTCCTGAGTGATTCCTGTCCCTGTGGCTAACAGGTTCTTATGTCCTGAAGCGAAAAGCTGTACTCCGTCGTAAATCTTAGGATTTTCGATTAGGATATCGAATACCTGGCTGTTGATTGTCTTACGAGCTGCTGCTGCATATCTTGCAGGAACGCTTGTGACAAGGCCGATGTCGTCATTGATGAACGCCTGGCGTGTTAATGTGAACTGACGGCCGTATGTTTTCAGCTGACGTGTAGGGAGCTTTGCATCTCCGAATACGTCATGTTTCAATTCGCCGCCTTCAGGAACCTCTAAGAATTCACCAACAGGACCAGCTACATAGTAGTTGTCGTGTTTCTTGAAGTCTGTAAGCGTTCCCTTCTTTGTGAACTTGTCAAATGTCACAGCTGCTTTCTTATGTCCTTCTCTGTAGGCTTTCTCGATTGTCTGGTCGAGGATTGATGGGAAGGCAGCAGTTGGGTTATAGAATCCTCTCTGAAGCATCGCATACAATTCGTCTGCTGATCTTCTGTTGAGGCCTTCATTTTTGCCGTCCTGACTGAGACAGTCGATTGCCATGTCTCTTAAGGACATACCCATGAGATTTCTTGCTCCATCAGCAGGGTTTTCAACCTCTACACCACCTCTCATTAAGAGCGCATCTACTGCTGCAGAGCGGTATTTGTCTTCTGCTGTTTCTGTTACTCTGACTCCTGTGGATACTGGTGCGCCTGTGGATCTTAAATTCTCTAAGATGGCAGCACGTACCTGATCCTCTGTTGAGCCATTATCAATGTAAGAAGCAGGATCCATGTTGAAGTCTCTGCACATGCTTGTGATTCCCTGGATTCTTGTTCTCTCAGCCTGCATTGCACGCTGGGCAGACTCTCCGTCTCCTTCTCCTTCTGAACCTTCAGCTCCTGTTTCTCCTTCTCTCTGACGCTGACCGGATGCATTACCGTTCATGCTGCCAGCTGCAGTTCTTGCTGCGTCGATACTTCTCTGCAAAGAATCAAATCTCGCCCGTTCCTCTGCAGTCAGTGATCTCCCCTGAGTTCTTGCAGTGTTTAATAACATCTGCTGTTCACTGATCATCTGTTCAAGTGTCATGATTTCATTACCTCCATAATGTTTTTGTTTATTTGAAGTTGCCGTTCTAACATGTCCATGCTGGCAGCTCTTTCCTGCTCTGATCCATCTTCTGCGTCAGGCTCTTCTTCTGAACGCCCGACACCGACTGTCGGATCCGCCGGTACCGATACGATGCTCACCTCATAAGGCGCCCACTTCCTTGCTATGGAGCATGGGCCGGTGAAGCGTCCATCCTCGGACTGCTTGTTTGGCATTACTTCCTCCCAGTTGTCGACTATGTATCCTACGGAGACACCTTTCAGCGTTCCGTTTGCTACTTTCTTGCAGATAACGTCAGACTTCTCATCGTCGTCGAATTCGATTTCTGCGCATCCTCTGCTATTTTCAATCCATGCACGGTTGATTTTTCCGCACACTTTATCTCGGTTGTGGTTAAAAAGAACGCACCCGATGTTGTTTAATCTCTCCAGGTCCACTGCTCCTTCGCTGTGGTCCAGGATTTCCTGACCGAACCATCTCTGATACGGCTCTTCGCTTGAGAATGAAAGAATGAATTTTCTCTCGTTTCCCTCGCCTTCCATAGCTCTGATGGAGCCTCCTGCGATTTCACGGACTCCTTTATTCTTTTCCTTCTTTCGGTTTGGTGTCGCCGTCTTTCCCTGGCTTGCCATTGCCCTCTGAAGGATTAGGCTTTCCTTCTCCGCCTTCTGACTCTGCTGGCTGTTTCTGTGTCTTTCCACCGAAGATCACCCCTTCCATATCTACGCCCTTCTTGCGAGCGTATTCTATAACTTCTGCAGTATCATCGATCTGCTGCCTCCAGTCTCTTCCGGCTTCTGCAGCGATCTGCTTGTATGTCTTCTGGCCGGTATTTAGTGCAGTCTTTGTTGCACTTGATTCCTTAAGAGGATCAATCCATTTTTTAGGCTGCTTCACCCAGCCATGGTCCATGTATTTTTCCTTTTTATTCCAGAAGTCGTTGATTTCTATTTTTCCGGATAAAATGCAGGATATAACGAATGTTTCATAGATTTCATCCAGGATATTCATGATGGCCTCTTCCTCTTCTGCATAGGTCATCTCATCCTCTATCATTCCCTGGCGGGCGGATGCGTAGTTTGTCTCGCTCATGTCTCGGCTTGTGGCTTCGTAACTTAAGCCCTGGCCTGATCCGATGAGTCGCTGCTGCAGCTTGGTGTATGCTGTCGCATCTGTGGCCTGGCCGGTTGGATTGACCACCTGAACCTCATCTCCTGCATTTAATTCCTTAATCATACCGGGCGTAAGAGTCTTTCCGTCGTAGCTGTGCTGTCCGGCATTGCCTGCATTGCTTCCCGCCCTTCCAATTCCTACCGGTGGGAGGGATTTCTTAATAAATACGGATAGGCAGGCTGCGATTCTTTCCTTAACGGATACGGCGGTCATGAATTCGTTTGTGTCTCGGATCCTGGTCACCGTTGGCGTCATGTCGCTCATTTCTCGAATCTGGGAAGGTCTTTTTTTTGTAAAATAGAAGATCACGTCTTTTGCCGGAACCTTTACGGTCTCGCCGATGCTGAATCCGTCGATTCCGTACTGTCTGAAGTCTGTCTCTTATACACATCTCCGAGCCCACGAGACACTCGCTAA